TGGTGATATACACGTCATTATTTGTAAAAACTTGGAAGGAAAGGTGATGTGGAGATGTCTCTACCTCCTATTGTCTTGACGAAATCTTCTAAACCCATCTCTGCTGCTTTTTCCATATCACTTGTGCTTAAATCAAGAAATGGTGCTTGTACGTAAGACTTTAGGTATTTATTATATCCCGCTAACTTGCTAAAATCACCACCTTGGTCAATAAAACTCAAAATTGCTTTTCTATTGCGAGGTTGCGTATAGTGTAAGTTCACGCCATAAAAGTATCTACCGTCAATAGCAACAATATAACATAAGGGGTTTCTATCGTAGAAAGGGAGTTTCTCACGAGTTTTTGCGGTATATTGAAATATCATCACCTTACCTGGTGAGGGACTACCAACTAACGTTGATGTAGGAAAGACATTACTATATTCCAAGTTCTTTCTCCGTTAGTATCTGAAACTGCCACTTGCGATCCTTACAAAAATCCTCTGCTGCTTCCCACTTCGCTTGGTTTTTGGCATATTCAAATACTTCTGCAACATATCTTTTTGTTTTTCTTTTTTGCATTTTTGGTTCTATAACCTGTTTTGCAGGTTTGATTTCTATCACTTTTTCTTGGTATTTGCCCTTTACATCTTTGTATTTTACATAGAAATCAGGAAAGTATCTATGAATTCTATTATCTACAGGTGATCTGTATGGTATTATTATTTCTTCTGATGACCACTTCACTATACTCTTATTAGTATCACAATACTGCATGAATTTTAGTTCCCATGAAGACCTATAGACAACTTCTCGAAAGTCACCTTTATACTTTTTATGGTTTTTGGGTCTAAACTTGCCTTTATATGACATACATAGTATGTAATCATCATATATTTAGATGGCAAAGAGGTCAGAAGCATTTAGATCAGGAAGATTTTATTTACCAACAGTAGAATTGGCAGATACCTCGACGAAGTTCGGTAATATTACTCCAGCTTTAAATAATAATTATGACGTACATATAAACTTCAATACTGGTAATACAGATCAAAATGAGTCTAATCAACCAACACTGAAGGGATTTATCAACTCACATGGATTTTATGATCAGGATGGTGGTTCTGATTCAAGTTTTGATCCTGGCGATTATCTAGCATTATTTTGTTCTGAAGCAATTTTACCTGGTTCTGACATAAGAACTGCACAAGTACAGGGACTTAGACAAGGTATAACACAAAAATATGCAACTTACAGAGAATTTCCAGATGTTATACTAACATTTTACTCACAAACAGATTACTATACTAATGATGTGTTCAATGCATGGATGGAATTTATTTCACCAACTAGAACATATACTGGTTATGGTGATAATACTGGTGATAGATCAGCACCAGCAGCTTACAGAAGAATGAAATATCCAGACACCTACAAATGTGATATGCAAATAACAGCGTTTAGTAAAGACGTAAATGATGAATTTTCTAAACTAAACAAGACAAGTAGGTTCAATAATCAATTACCAAGTAGTATAACTTATCACTTGTTGAGAGCATTTCCATCTAGTATTGTTGCTGCTCCTCTTGCATATGGTAATGCAGAATTGATAAAAACTACAATAACATTTAGATATGAACAATATTTCATTGATAGAACATCAAGAAAAGGTGCTATACTAAGGGAATCCGACTCTGGTTCTACTAATAAGAGAGATATTCCAATTATCTCCTAAATAGGGTACTAAATAAAGTTACTGAATATTATTATTATGCCTTTACCAAAGGTTGTTGCTCCAACATTTGAATTGCAACTAATTACAGGTAAGAAAGTAAAATATAGACCTTTTCTTGTGAAAGAAGAGAAAGTTTTACTTATTGCTCTAGAAAATGGATCTGATGCTGACATCAGTGCTACACTCAAAAGTGTACTAAAATCATGTATTTTGACTCGTGGTGTTGATGTAGAGAAACTACCGAGTTTTGAATTAGAATATTTGTTTTTGAATATTAGAGGTAAATCGATTGGTGAATCAGTCGATCTACTGGTTACATGTCAGGATGATAAAAAGACTAAAGTTCCTCTTACAATCAAGTTATCAGATATAAAACTTGACGTTCCTGATACACACACTGACATGATAAAACTTGAAGGTGATGTCAACATCAAGATGAGGTATCCATCAATGCAACAATTTTTGGATAATAACTTCATTGCAGGTGAATTGAGCAGTGCTGATAGAATTGACAGAGCTTTTGATGCTGTAGTTGATTGTATTGACACTATCTTTACAACAGATGAGGCATGGAGTGCAGAGGATTGTAGCAAGAAGGAACTCATGAAATTTATTGAGCAATTGAATTCTAAACAATTTTCTATGATAGAGGACTTTTTTGCAACTATGCCAAAGTTACAATACAAAGGAACAGTCCACAATCCAAAAACTAAAAAAGATTCTGAAGTCCTAATTGAGGGTTTATCAAATTTTTTCGCATAATGCTATATCATACCAGTATTGATTCATCTATGGAGACTAATTTCTCCTTGATGCAACATCATAACTGGTCACTAAGTGACATTGAAAACATGATACCTTGGGAAAAAGAGGTTTACGTCAAATACCTTGTAAAGTATCTTGAGAAACAGAAATTAGAGGCACAACAAGCACAAAACGCTAATGCAGACACCTGGTAGACAGATACAACCACAATCTCCTATGATTCCTATAGGTCGTAGGATGGGTGGCGGTATTGACAGGTTATTGCAAAGAGCAACAGAAGCATCACAACAGTTAGAAAAACCAAAAGTAACATCTCTTGGTAAAGTCATCTCACAATTAGATGGTATAAGTGGTAATTTTCGAGAGATGAGAAAACAGATAAGAAATGATATTAGACTCAAACAAAGATTTTATAGAGAAGAAGCAAAAATACTTAAAAAAGATTCTGAAAACTTAGAAGGTATAAATTCCAAAGTATTATTAGGAACAAGGCAAAAATTAGCAGGTGTTGCAGCAGGGGTGGGAGCAGCTCAATTTGCTGGTGGTAATATAGGTGGTGCGTTGGGGAGTGCAGGTATTGCATCTTTACTTATGGCACCTGAGATAATAGAGACAATATCAGGTGGAGTTGTCAAGACACTTGCCTTGAAAGGTTTGATAGGTAAACAAAACCCTACAGCAGGTATACCACAAAACGTAAGAGGAGCATCTAGACTAAAAAATCCACTATTGATTACTGCTGCACTTGCTGCTAGTTTGATTATTCCATCATTAGCAAAAAGTCAACAAACAGGTGACAAAAGAAGACAAGAATTTGCAAGAAAAACTATTGGTGGACGTGAAATCATCAATAGACCAGATGTAACTAGATTCAGGTCACAACTATCAAGATTTGAAGGTATATTAGACAATATGAAAGTAGATAAAGAAAAACAAGAAAGCAGAAATGTTATACCATTAGAAGAACAGCAAACAATAGATATAGATAAAAATTTACCAAGAGAAAAAACAACAAATCAAGCATTCGATTTTCTTGATATTATAAGAAATAAGAATGAAATGAAGGTAGGAAAAAATCAATGGTGGGATTTCTTTGACGTATTCCGTAATCCAACGAAGAAAGATGGTGAATCTGTAGACAAAATTGAACAAGAAGTTGATAAAGAGAATGATCTTATCAGTATGGAAGTCAATGACATAACCAATGAAGGTGATGTAATAAAGAATGAAAATGTAGATGTTGCTGCTAGATTTATCACTGAAAATCAAAATTTCTTTGGTGACGAGATCACAGAAACTATTGAACCAAACATAGATTTAGTTGATGCACTAGCACAACTTGATGTTGGTGAAATCAAATCTGAGATAACTAAACCCCAAACAACCACATCACCTGGTACTACTAATGTTGTAGATTTGAGTGGAAATAAATCTACACCTCAATCAAGTTCAGGTTTCTCTGGTGTTTCTGCAAAACCTAGCACTGTTTTTGTTTCTACAAAATTCAATTCAAGTGGTGGAGCAGTAGATAAATTCGATGCTGCATCATCACTTAGAAGTTATGGTGCCTTCTCATGATAGAGAGAAAAGTAAATCTTACATCTAATATAACACGAAGAGCATCGAGATTCTTATCTACAGAATTACGTAACAGCACTAGAATAGAAGGTCAACTTTTTGCAAGATCACTTCAAGTCAAAAAGAAACTCGTAGAACAAAGAGATCGTACACTAAAAGCACTATACAACAGCAGTATAGAAGAACGAAAGAGTAGAGGAGGATACGGGACACTTGGGGTTATAGGTGGAGGTCTAATAGGAAGAAGATTATTACGAGGTAGAACACCCAAGATACCAAGGGTCAACACACCTGTATCTAGGGTGGGTAGATTAGGAAGGTTGGGTAGAATAGGTCCTCTTGCTGTGTTAGGAACAGGATTGGATTTTGTGGGTAGAAGAGCAGAAGGTCAGACAAATTTACAAGCAGGTCTAGGTGCAGGTGGTGGTCTTGCAGGTGCACTTGCAGGTGGAAAAACAGGTGCTCTTATTGGAACTGCAATTGGAGGACCTATTGGTACAGTTGTGGGTGGTATTGGTGGTAGTATTGTTGGAGGACTAGCAGGTGGTAGAATAGCAGACATGTTCTCTGGTGCAGATAGAAGAAGACAATTTGAAATACAAAGGAGTTTACTTGCTACTCAAAAAACACTATTTTCAGATGCTTTAGATGATTTGGATAGAGTATTGGGTAAACTTGATGAGAGAACTTCGTTTGATGATATGATTCCAAGAAAAGATGATGATAATAGACCTCCTATAATTAGAAAAATTTTCCCAAAAGATGTTTTTGGTGGAGATGTAAATCAAAAAAGTAGAGCAAGATTGATTGGTGAAGAACTTGCCAAATATGCTGCTATTGCAGGTACTATATTTCTTCTTGTGCCATCAGATCCTTCAGACATAGTAACCACTGCACCATTATCAGTCAAGTTGACTGCATTGATAAAGAGTACAAGATTATTCAGACTTTTATCAAAAGCTAAATTTCTAACACCTGGTAAAGAGATACCTAAAGTGTCTCAAAAGGGTCTTCAAATACAAGCAGAGAAAATTCTGAATAGTATGGGCACATTCATCAAGAAAGAAGTTCCTAAATTCAAGGTTACAAAGGGAAGAACTAAAATAAAAGGGAGAAAAGTATTAAAGAATCAACAAAAAGTCACCTTCTCTGACAAATTAGAAAACACAGTGATCAAAGCAAAACCTGGTGAAATTGAAAAAACTTTGAAACTGATTGATAAAATCAATAAGAAGATGAATAAAACTATAAACCCAAAGAAGAAAAGGTTTATACAAAAAAAACTATTCAGAACAACTGATATCAAGAGTGATAACATCAACCCTAATAAGGCAGAACTTGAAGGTGGGGGTTCAACTGATATCGCTCTTGCACCCACAAATAACATATTTCTCATAAATCAGGGTGGTCAACAAGAACAACAACCACTAATAGTAAAGGGTGGTGATATTATAATATCAGGTAAGAGTGGGTCTAATTCGTATGAAAACGCCTCTAAATATGCTGAGTTGACAGCACTAATGACAGTATGAATACTAAAGTCATCTGGACGAAAGGTCATAAGATAAAAGATTTCCATCTCTTTCCTCGTGGAGGGAGAGGAGGTGACTATGTAAACTTACTAGGTCAAATACAATTTGTAAAGTATTATGAGGATGTAATTGATCCATCAATTCATGTAGAAATAACAATAGCAGATCCATTTGGTATTATAAATCAAGCACCGATAAGGAGTGGATCTGAAGTTGATTTGAAGATGACACATCCTAGTCAGGATGATCAAATTGAACTAGAGTTGATAGTAACTAATATTATAGGACACTTGATTGATCAAAAAAGAGAGATTTATACTTTAGTTTGTGAAACAATAGGTTCACTATCTAATCATACTAATAGAGTTTTTGAGAAATATACTGGATCTATCACTGCATCAGTGGGTGAAATTATTAATAAGAAGATAGAAGGTAAAATGAATATCATGGATACTACATCTAATACATTAGAGTTTTATGGTAATTATAGAAGACCTTTCAAAACAATAGCGGATCTTTGTAGAAAATCAATTTATAGATCCTCTGGAGCAGCAGAAGGTAAAGAAGGAAGTGCTGGATTCTTATTTTGGGAATCACTAGATGGATATAATTTTAGAAGTATTGATTCCATATTTGAGGATGAAGCTAAACACACATATCAAATGTCACCATTCAAAGAAGGATTAGATGTTAAAAATAATTTCATGTTGGCGAGTGAACCAAAATTCAAAGAGAGTCATGATCTAATAAAAAAACTGAGAAATGGAACGTTTAGTAGTGCTAATTGGTATTTCGATGTATTGACAAGAAAAGTAACATTCCATAATTTCAATTATAATGATTACATAGTCAAAGCAAACGAGGACGTTCCAATCTATGAAGGTGCTTTTTCAAGAATAATATTATCAACTCTAGACAAGGGGACTACAAACATAAATCCTAATGGTTTGGATATTCTAAAGGACAATCAAAAACAAGCAGAATTTCAAGCACAATCAAGTGCAAGATACTCTGCTCTATTTTCAGAAATCATTGATATCACTGTTCCTATGAATGTATCATTGAGAGCAGGTGATATATTAGACCTTCAGTTTCCTAGTATAAATACTGATAATAAGTTTTTGAATTCACCTGAATCTGGCAAATATATGATTGCTAGATTATCACACGAATTTGGTAATGCCGACGGTGATTTCACTGGACTTTCTCTTGTTAGAGACTCATTTACCATCA